GAAATCAATTCCGACAGGATGCATTGTTTTTGACGAAGTAGATGAAATGCCGAAGGACAATATCCCTTTGGCATTTGAACGTGCAAGTGGACAAGCCCTGAAACATTTTTTAATGATTTCCACTCCAACTATTGACGACATGGGTATCAATAGCCGATACAAATTAACTACTCAGGAAGAATTCTTTTTTGTCTGTCCACACTGTTCAAAATTGACGAATTTAGTGTTTCCAGAATGCCTGAAGATTACGGCTGAACGTGTTGAAGACATGGGTATAAAGAATTCCCATCTTATTTGCAAAGAATGTAATTGTGTACTGGAACATCAAGACAAGACGAATTGGTTGAGCACAGGACGATTTGTACCAAAACATGATGACAGAGATGCACGCGGTTTTACAGTTAGCCAATTGTATTCAACAACTGTATCTCCTCCAGAATTAGCCGCTACAGTCATCGCTGCACAAACTGATCCAACAACTGAACAAGAATTATACAACTCAAAACTCGGAATTACACGTATTGTTGGGAACGCACAAGTTTCTGAAGAACATATAATCCAATGTCTGAAGAACTATGCCAAAGGCCCAAATGGACGAAGCCGAATTAGGACAATGGGTGTAGACGTAGGAAAACGGCTCCATCTCGAAGTAGATGAATGGATACTCCCCACACAATGGATTCCTGGACAAGATCAAAATGACCAATGTATTGTGAGACTTTTGTTTGATACAACTGTGGATGATTTTGAACATCTTGACCAGTTCATGAACCAATTTAATGTCAGACATTGCGTTGTTGACAGGCACCCTGAGACTCGTGAAGCTATTAAATTTGCCAAACGATTTTACGGACGTGTTTCACTCTGCATGTACGGACGAGGAATACGCAGCAAAAACATTCATCCCAATGAATTAGATTTGTCTGTGCAAGTAGACAGAACATCTTGGATGGACTTGTCATTGGGGAGATTCAAGACAGGGACAATTGAACTACCTTTTGATTTGTCTGAAGAATATAAAAGTCACATCAAAGTTCCTGCCCGTGTGTATGAACGAGATTGTGATGGAAATCCAGTAGGACGCTACGTAAGTAAAACGGACCATGACCATTTCGCCCATTCTAGGACTTATGCAGAAATTGCACTGCCTTTAGCCCTTGCTGTTGGAACTTCTTCTAACATAGGAAACATATTCTGATGTCATATTCGGATCCAAAGAAACAGTCTGTGCAAGACATGCGGCATCCGACATATCTTCAAAATATGACGGATTGGCAAAAGTGGCGAATTGCCTATGATGGCGGTCGCTATTTCAAAGAGATGTACTTACGTCGTATGAGTTCACGTGAGGATGACACTGATTTTAGGGCAAGGATGGATTTAACGTATTGTCCCACTCATGCAAAAGCGGCAATCAATGACATCAAGAACAGTATTTTTGAAAGGATGACTGACATCGCTCGTCTTGAAGGACCAGAGTCTTTCATGCAGGCAATGTTGGGTGAAGAAGGCGGCGTTGACTTGTTGAATAATACAATGAACAGTTTCATTGGCACCCAAATCCTTGTTGAACTACTTGTGATGGGGCGTGTTGGTGTTTTTGTAGACATGCCAAGAACAATCGGAGTTACACTCCAGGAAAAAGGAAAGAAACACCCATACTTGTACATGTATAGACGCGAGCAAATCCTTAATTGGACGAACGGGAATCCGGAAATTCCCACAGAAGTCACGTCTCTACTTCTACAAGATAATGTTTATTCATACAACACAGATTATTGGTTGCCAACGGGCACAGAGATGGAATATCGTCTCTTGACAAAAGTCATGGTTGACGGTCGTTGGCAAGTTCGGTGTGATTTTTTCGACAATTCATCAGATATTTTGGACAAATCTGTACTAATTGATTTACCACAAATTCCTTTTGTTTTCCTTGAATTGCCAGATGCTTTGATGAAGGATGTTTGTGACTACCAAATTGCACTTCTTAACATTGAATCATCTGACATCAACTATATCCTGAAAGCCAATTTTCCGTTTTATGTTGAACAATATAACCCACTCACAGAACAACCTAATTTCAAACCGACAGGGACAGGAAATAATGACGGAACGAATGCACAAGCTACGGATAAAAGTAAAGAAGTAGATGTTGGCGTTGTTCACGGTCGGCGTGTGCCAATTGGATCGACAATGCCTGAATTTATTCATCCTTCGTCCGAACCACTACTTGCAAGTATATCAAAAGCGACAGAAATCAAGAAAGATATCCGCCGTTTGATTAACTTGGCTGTAAGTGATTTGTCTGAAAAGATGGCATCGGCTCAAAGTAAACAAGCGGACAACCGTGGTCTGGAGAGTGGCCTCAGTCTTATTGGTTTAATTTTGGAGAAAGCGGAAAAAGAAATCGTCAGACTTTGGTCACTGTATGAAGGTACTGACCAGATTAATGCAATCATCACTTATCCAAGAACATTTAGTCTTAAGACAGACGCAGAACGGATTACAGATGCCAGTAAACTTGAGGAACTGGCACAGAAAATACCAAGTGAAACTTTCAAAAGACGTATGCTGAAAGGAATTGCAACTACACTCCTTAGTGGGCGTGTTTGTAACGACGAATTGGAAGAAATTTTAGCTGAAATTGACGATTCTCCATTTTTAACATCTGACCCTGAAACCATCACACAAGACATTGCGGATGGATTAGTCAGTCTTGGTACAGCGTCACAGGCACGAGGTTATCGTCCTGATGAAGTTGAAAAAGCAGCAAAGGACCACGCGGAGAGGTTAGCAAGAATTGCAGTATCCCAAGGTGGTCTGCAAGGTGGCGGTGCTGCCAGAGGATTACCTGAAACACAAGTGGGACAACAAACATCAGCACAAGAAAAACAAGGTAAACAAAAACGAGGTGAAGGTAAACAATCTCCGAGTGTTATTGAGGAGGGACAATAATGCCTTCAGCCTATGTTACTCTTGATGAAGCTACTACGTATTTTAATACGAAATTGAATAATCGTGTGTGGTTGAACTCAGACCAGACAAAAAGACAAAACTCGTTGTATGAGGCAACTAAACTCATTGATGTTTTGAATTTTGCTGGAAAGAAAACAAGTCCTACACAGCCTCTTGAATTTCCAAGAAGTGGAATTGGTTCTTTCTTATTCACAGCAATACCTGATACTGTTGTTCCACAACGTATTCAAGATGCTTGTTGTGAAATTGCTTATGAATTATTAGACGGATTTGACCCAAACATTGAAGCAAGTAACTTGACAATGTCACATTTTAGTTACGGTCAGATGAAAGCTACAAAAGAAGTTGGAGCAGTTTTGGAACACCGAGTACATGGTATTCCAAGTATGTTAGCCTGGACATGGCTAAAACCCTTTTTACGTGACCAGGGTAGTCTTAATTTGGTCCGTGTTAGTTGAATTTTTGGAGCACAGATGCAAATCAATTTCAAGAAAAAGTTCAATTCTTACTATGATGGAACACCGCCGGTTGATCCTCCGGCTGACCCGCCGGCTCCTCCTGTGAAAACATTCACACAAGAGGAAGTTGACAAGATTGTTCAAGGCCGTGTGTCTAAGATGAAAGACGAAAATACAAAGACTTTGACTCAATTGCAGGCTTTGCAAAAGAGTAAGACTTTGTCTGACACTGAGCGCACAAGTCTGGCAACCCGTATTGAAGAGTTGCAGACATCCTTGATGACTAAGGAAGAGTTGGCACAACGAGAAAAGATGGAACTTGAAAATAAGTTCAAGACAGATTTGGAAGCTACCTCAAAGGAACGTGATGATTGGAAGGGTCGTTTTACTAAAACGATGGTGCAACGTTCGCTGTTGGACGCTGCTGTGTCAGGTGACGCTTTCCAACCTTCACAGTTGATGGATTTGCTTGAAGGCAAAACCCAACTTGTGGAAAATAACGGTGCCTTTGAAGTTAAAATTCGATTTCAAGGTCGTGACAAGGAAGGTAAACCGATGGAAATGATTTTGTCTCCTGAGGAGACAATTACGGAGATGAAGAAGATGACCGACAAGTTTGGAAACCTTTTTAAGTCGGGTGCTACTGGTGGTGCTGGAGGAGGTGCATCAGCAGGTACTGTGAATCTTGGTATGGCAAAGGATATCAATACGTATATCCAACAACGTGCTCAAATTAGAGGGAAAAAGTAATGGGAAAGATGCTTCAAAAAGGTTTGACAGCCAAAGGTTTGCGTCGTAAGAATTCGTTCTACGACAATAGTTTGGACCCGTTTATCCCGGAATACTGGGCTTACGAGTCGATTTTGATTCTTGAAGAAAACATGGTCATGGGCAATTTGGTCCACCGTGATTTTTCTAACATTGTTGCAAATTCTGGTGATACTGTTAATACCCGCAAACCGGCGGAATTCGTCTCTAAGCGTAAGACGAATTCTGATAACGTGACTGTCCAAGATGCTTCGGCCACAAATATCCAAGTGCCGTTGGATCAACACATCCATGTGTCGTTCACCATCAAGGACGGTGAACAGTCCAAAGCCTTCAAGAATTTGATCAATGACTACATGTATCCGGCCATGGTGGCCAATGCACGTATGCTTGACAAGGTCTTGTGTGCGCAGGCTATCCAATTCCGTGCCAACAACCGTGGTGGTCTCGGCACGATGGCCAAGACGAATGTTCAACAGTACCTTGTGCAAACTCGGGACAAGTTGAACACCCAAAAGTGCTATGAACGTGATCGGAACTTGTTGATCTCGTCGAATGCTGAAGCTCAGATGCTTCAAACTGACCTGTTCACGCAAGCCCAACAAGTGGGTGATGATGGAACAGCGCTGCGTGAGGCGTCTGTCGGTAAGAAGTTTGGTCTCCAGACGTTCATGGACATCAACACTCCGGGTCCGACAAGCGGCACGTTGGCAACAGCGACGACAACGTCTGCTGTGGCTGCTGCTGGTGCTGCGACTGTGGCTATTACGGCTGCCCGTAAGGTCGGTCAGTATGTTACAATCGCCGGGGATAACACTCCGCTTCGTAGCACGACAGCTACTACGACTCTCACACCGACAACGAAGTTGTCGAATGCTGTGGCGAGTGGTGCTGCTGTGACTACGTATGAAGTTGGGTCTGTGACAGGAGCTTATGCTCTTGGTTACAGCCAATACATCACGGTCGGTGGAACTGGTGTGCCGCAAGTTGGTCAAATGGTCGCGTTCAACAGTGGTGACGGTGCTACGGGTACAATTCGTACTCCGGAATACGTCATTGTTGACGTTACTGGCAGTACTATCCTTTTGGATCGTCCTCTGGAAACAGCTTTGGCAAATGCTGACTTGGTTTGCTACGGCCCGAATGGTGACTATAACTTTGCTTTCCATCGCAATGCGATTGCACTTGTTAATCGCCCGTTGGCTCTGCCGATGGTCGGTGTTGGTGCCCGCAGTGCGATTGTTGAGCACAATGACTTGTCGATGCGAGTTACAATCTCGTATGACGGTCATGCCCAAGGTCACTTGGTCACACTTGACGCCTTGTTTGGTGTTAAGGCGTTGGACCTTAATCTTGGTTGTGTGCTGTTCGGTTAATCTCTCACACTCTGGGCGGAGAAATCCGCCCAGAGTGTGTTTAAGGAGGCAAGAATGACAGACACGATTGATTCACATCTTGAACCAAGAGTTGCTTCCCTAGAAGCAAATCTTCAGTCCATCTC